ATGACCAGCAATAATATTGTTCTTTTCCGTGAACGCCTGACTGCACTGGTGCGTTCATTACAGATTGCGCCTGACGTTGCCGAAAATCAGGTACTGGACCGGATGGCGCTCTGCTTTCGCAAGTTGCTGAATTTTTTCGCTGAAAACAATGAACTGACGCAGCAGGTGTTTTTGCTGCCACCTCTGGCGCAAGAGACACAGCGTTTGCTGATCAACCTGATGGCAGAAAACCTCGTGCAAAATCAGCAAAGCAAACTTTTCCGCAAAGAAATTTCTGCCGTCATGCTCGCGCAATGTTTTACCGGCATGCTGGTACAATTCGCGCAAGATCCCGCAGATCCGGCATTACGTCATCAGCAAAGTCTGGCCTGTGCAAAACTGTTCTGCGAAGGCGTTTGGCTGCGGGAGTTATAGTTCAAAACTTCATAAAGAAAGCAAAAATGGTTGGTTCAGTTTGTCGTTCATAAAAGGTTTACTACGTTCATTCCCGCGGCAGGCATCGTTTGCCACGATTTTGAAACCAGCGTTAAAGAAAGCTTTGATTTTGAAGCTGCGATTAACCGGAGGCCTGTATGTCAATCACTGTACACACTGCTGAACGCCGTTCGCTATGGCAACGTATCACGCACCGCAAGGTCAGTCATCCACCAGCGGAGAGGGCGCAGGATACATCCCGTCTGCTGGAAAGCTTTCTCGCCACAGGCTGTCTTTACGGTATTGATGTGGGGAACAGTGATCCGGCCTGGTTTCGCCGCTCCTGATCGTTATATCCGTTTATTGCGGTTCAGTTACTGGAACGAGCTGTGCCATGAGAGAAGCCTTCTCCTGAAATTATGTGCTGTACCCTGAATAGCCGGTGTTTCCGCTGCGGATAACGCAACCGTGATATCTGTTATGCAGGTTGTTGTGGAAAGTCTCTCTGACCTCGTCGTAGAAATTTTAGTTCTCTCTCATTTGTTGAGCCCATAACTTTCGCCGGTTATGGGTTTTTTTATGCAAAAAAAAGCCCCGCAGTCAGGCGGGGCGACATACTAACGCCGTTAACAGGGGTAAAACGGCGACTAAAAAAGAATATAAGTAAAACCAAGGAAGGGTAAATAGGATTGCAGTGATGATTCCACAACCCAGAAATAAAGTACCACAGAAAAATACATAATTATAAATACATATTTTATATGAAATTAACTATAACATTCATTCGAAATATTGATAATACCGACAGAAATAATTAGTAATAAATAATAAAATTAAAACCGATAATTTATCTACAGAACCACGGAACTCTGTAGGTAATATTAATACGAGTCTGACTCATTGAAAATACATATATAATAAATTCAAATATCCAATTAAATGATAAAGGAATACATCATGAAATTAAAAGCATTGGCACTTATTATCCCGGCATTACTGGTTGCAGGCGCAGCTCATTCCGCAGAAATATATAATAAAGACGGCAATAAACTGGACCTGTATGGCAAAGTTGATGCACGTCACCAATTTTCAGATGATGCAGGTCAGGACGGCGACGTAACGTATGTTCGTGTAGGCTTTAAAGGTGAAACCCAAATTACCGATCAACTCACCGGTTACGGCCAGTGGGAATACAACGTCCAGGCTAATAATTCTGAAAGTACAGGTACATCAGGCAACGCCACCCGTCTGGGCTTTGCGGGTCTGAAATTCGCTGACTTCGGTTCATTCGATTACGGCCGTAACTACGGCGTTGTGTATGACATTGAAGCCTGGACCGATATGCTGCCAGTGTTCGGCGGCGATACCTACACCTCCTCTGATAACTTTATGGTTGGTCGTACTAATGGCGTTGCGACTTACCGTAATACAGACTTCTTTGGTGAAGTAAAAGGCTGGAACTTTGCGCTGCAATATCAGGGTGCGAATGATGGCGATAACAACAGCGAAGACATTAACTATACACCAGCAGGTGAAGGCACGAATAATGGCCGCGACGTTCGTCATCAGAATGGTGATGGCTATGCTCTTTCTACCACTTATGACTTCGGTATGGGTATCAACTGCTAACTGACTATTATTTAAGAGTAAATGTTCATCCCTGCAAAACTCCTGCAAAATTCTTCTGCAAAACGGCATCTTAATTAAACAACAACTTCCTTCCAGTCTTTCCCCCGGTCGTCGTTATACTTCTCCGTCATTTGACTATTTTTATGTCCAAGTAAGACTTGCGTGTTTATGCCTTGCTCTCTGAACAAGCGTTCCGACAATGATCTCTGTTCATGGAATGTTGGAGGATTCTCTCCCTTCCACAGCAGACCACTTTTATCTCGGGCTTCTGCAAATCCTTTTGAGAGTGTGCTTTTAGTTATCTACCCACCACGGGTGCAGTTTCTTCGTGAACGGTGATGATGCAAGATCCACTGACTCAAAACAGAATCTCGGCATTCAGCTATCACATCCTGAAGAGACAGCCCCAACGCCTCACATTTCAAAGAAAGGGGTATAGCTACTTTAGCCCCGGTTTTTTGCTGAACTATATGAAGTTTGTCATCCCAGATATCAGTAAATTTCAACTTTGATATATCTCCTATCCGTTGGCCTGTAATTAAGGCCAATAGCATTGCCCTGGGAATATGCACCGGTAACGTTAATGCAGCCGAATAAATGGCTTTCCATTCATCAAATGAAAGTCTCTGTCGTGAAACTTTTGCCCGAGGTTGTTTTGTTGCCTTCGCAGGGTTATAACCAGCCGGAACTTCACCTGCATGCTGAGCTTCTTTGAATACATCACTTAGATTCGAACGCACCATCTGCGCCATCCTTCCCTGACCTTTTTCAATGTAAACATCGAGAATCCCAGCAATATCTCTGGCACCTACTTCCGACAATGGTTTTATCCCGCAATGAGAAATTAATGCTCGTAAAGAAGGTTCCCGTAGTTTCGCTGTATCGGGCTTTATTTCGCCAGCCTTAACCCTTTCTAGCTGAATCGCTCTATATTTATCAACCCATGCATTGGTAGTGATACCTTTATTCACTTCACGGCTAATTTCATTTCTTACTCTCAGGAGATTTGCCATTTTCCTCTGATTGAGTTGCATATTCGCATCTATTGCGATTGCTTTTGCCTCCTCTTCGTTGTCCCCCAAACCGTGGAACTTACCTGTGGCTGGATGCTTGTAACGCCAGTAAACCTTATTGGTTCTGGCGTCCAAGTAGCACGACAGCCCGGGAATATTCACGTTATATTTACGTGGACGTGCCATCTTCGAGAATCCTCATTAAACGTGGATCTATATCCTTGTTGATCACAGGCTTCTCAGCTATCCCAATGAAACGCGCTGATGCTTCAACACGCCAGCACCGCCCAGCTTTAAAGGGCAGGGGGTATATCATTCCATTTTTCGCATACCTCATCAGCGTTGGTCTGCTAGGTATTGGCGCGGAAAACTCTTCGAGAGCCCATTCATCAAGCGTTAATGTTCTCGTCATATATCACTCCACACGTTTAATTATAGCCAGCTGCACACCGGTTTACTGACTGACCCGAAATCGGCCGTAATATTTTCCAGCTCGCCACCACAGCATTTTCTCGCCTGGTGGCATTGCTGGCGAAAACTCAACTGGGATAAACCACAGATTCAGCATTCTTTTCACAAAAACACGCCGGACGAAATGCGAACGGGTTGTTTCAATCATGGCTGCATTCCTAAATAAGTAATTCCCATTACCACTCTGGGAAAAATGCGATATCCAGTTTCATGAAATAACTTTTCCCAGATTTCAGCGTGTGTGCATCCCTTGCCAGAATTGGCAATCAAATTTCAGTAATAACGATTCACTAAATGCCCCAGTGGGTCAGGGCATTTAAGGCCGCGCTATCAGGCTTTGAACTCACCGATGAATGTTTCGACCTCAACGTCGGTGAAGTTGGCTTCCAGTAGTTCGCGGAACTCGGTGGCCATCAGTTCTTCAGCTGTTTCCAACTGCACGATCCGCAGAACCAGCACCGGAGCATTGCCGCCGGTCAGCACGCTGTAGCGCAGACGGAATCGGCGTTCGCCAAGGCCTTCATATGGCACGCACTTAAATTCGAAAGCCGCAGGCATAGCTTCTTTGCTTTTTGCCTCTACACTTTCCATCACTGAGCGCTTGGCGCCGAAATCACTGTCTTCATGATCCGCAGAACTGGATGCTTCGATGGTGATTTTTCGTACGCCGCCAATTGCTTTCTTGATGTCCAGCACTTCGCCGTCAGCGGTAAACGCCATCAGGAATTCAGACCAGTCTTCCAACCACTCGGCCAGATCTTTCTGTGAGTTTTTATCGCCGTTGATGTTCAGCAAAGCCTGAAATGGCGCAGTGCGTTTCAGCTTAAGAACCGCGATGTTATCAGCGTGGCCTGGCTCGGCCAGTGTGCCGAGATTAAACACGGTCACCGCCGCCATGTTGTCAGCATTGATGAAACTGCGGACGCCTTCGCCTGCGTAATCTTTGCAGTAGCGGGAGAAATCCTGAATGCTGGCGGTTTCCATCTTCCCGCGGAACCGGAACCGGCCATCTTGCAGGTTTTCCAGCGAATGAATGCGGACTGATTCTGGCAAGGCAACAGCAGGGCAGTCAGCTGATGACAGGCGTTCTTCCAGTAAGGCGGAGAGGGACATATCCCGGACTTCTTTGATTGCTGATGCGTCTAAAACTTGAGACATAATAATTTCCTTTTATCGGATGGTTAAACGATGCTTATCGCGCGTCACGGAGTTTGCCGTCAGGATCTCCGGCGATGGTGAACAATTGGCCCTGATCTTCCTGCATGATGGTCAGCTTGCCGCCTTTGCCCACGTACATTGGGGTTTCGGTGGTGTCTTCCTCGGAGGTTTTCCCGCGAGGCGTAGGTGCTGAGAACTTCAATTTGTGAGCCAGCATCACGCGTTTTTCTTCCATCGAATTACTGATCCGGGAAACATCAATCTCGATGGTCACTTTGCCTTTACCACCGTTATTCAGAACACCCAGAGCGGCGGTATTCAGCGCGGCGGCGATTTTGTTTTCGAAAATACCGGCGTCCAGTTCGGAGAGAAACTCCGGGACGTTGGTCATACGACTTTCAGCCATTTTCATGCCCTCATTATCGCGGCGCACACCGCGGGAAATTACTCACACACATAGACAAGGGCGGCCGGTAATGCACAGGGCGTGCTGGGTGGGTGCCAGCGGCCCTTGTCTATGCCTGCGAAAAAATTGGCGGTGGTCATGATCAGAACATTATCTTCGCTCCCCCTGATGTTGGATGGTTGAAGAGTCATGCCACCGCCGAAAGACAACTACACACAGCAATTATCGAGGTTCCACGTCGATCTGATTGGGCGGCGGGAGTTGAACCCGCAATCGGGTAGGGAACCCGACCATCACCTGATGCTTGCCACAACGGAAAGAGCACTGGGACTGTGGTCATACTGGGTTGGTGGTAAGTGAGTTCATCAACCCCCAGTGTTCTTGCCGTTGTGTGCCTGGTCACTTCTCCGCCTCAGGCGGCGGTGGTATCTTGGGAGTTCTCACACAACCAAGAAGGACTGACTTTTATGCGCGGAGTCGTTGTACATCACGAGCACCGAATAGGTTTTATTGTCATCCGTGATTCAATCGGAGAATTCACGGTGGCTGAGCTGTTAGGTGAATACGATGTCGAGAAAGGCCAAATCATATCGGGTGCTCTACATGTACTCGGCAGTGAAACCTTCATAAATGAAACCGAAGGGGAGGAATTAAGTGTTTTTATTCAGGCTTATGGCATGACTGAACGGCAGTCAATTCGAATGATTCAAAACACTCGGTAATCCATTTTTTAAACAGGGCACAATCTTTGAGCGTCCAATGGCATTGTTCCGGGGAAATTAATTTTCCGGGGCAATGTTGAAAATTCGGATCCTCTGAAATTTTAATGCCTCTGTTTGCCGCAATTTCTAAGCGTTCGATCTTTTCCAGTAACTGATCAGCAATGACTTTCACTTTTTGCTTATCCATCCTGATACCTCATTAAGCTGCTGCGTTCTTGCCGTTGTCTGCCTGGTCACTTCTCCACCTCAGGCGGCGGTGTTATCTTGGTAGTTCTCACACAGCCAAGAAGGAAATGAAGGTGGAAAACGCTTCGACTAATTTAGTCACTTTAGCCCGTAGGATTGAAGCTCTTGAGAACGCATTCACGGTAGCGCTTCATTCCGTTTCAACCGCCTTACCCACAGTAAAGAGCGACGTCATTGAAAATCTAAATCGTCATGCTCAAGCTTATAAAGGTAAGGATCCTGCCGTTGCCTCGGCAACCAAGTTGCTTATTAACCGAATTGAAGCTTTCAATCCGAAGATAAGAGATTAATTTTGGTAATCTCGCCGCCTTCCAAAAAGGCGGCTACTTGGTGTCCATGCTTTTGCAAGATTTCAGAAACAGTTTCTTCAATTAACTCTTCATTCGAAGATCCCAAACCAATAATTTTCGGTTCTTGCTTATCCATCCTGATACCTCATTAAGCTGCTGTACCGACTTAAATCACTTCGAAAAGAAACCAACCCAACCCCAAGACAACCAGGAAAATAGCTGTCATTGAAAGCCAAATCTGGGCCCCTTCCTTCCACACTTCCCGCAGTGTTTTGCGGTACTCTTTTTTGGTGGACATATTCAGCGCTACACCAATAAGGAAGAAGGTTACAAAGGAAAGTCCGTACAGCTTTAATCCGAAATCCACCTTATCCATGCTGCTATCTCCAAATCACATTTCAGCGAATCATCCGATACTTCATGCGCCATCGGCAGCTACTGCGTGGGTTTCCTGTCTGTTCGCTGTTGATGGGATGATAATAGCTCAAGGTATTTTCCGTGTAAATAGCTTAAGATATATAAATATAGATATAGTTATTCGCGATTGATTTATATGGTGATTTATTTAAGGAGTGATTTTTCTGCTATCTGGTTTGAGCATTAGATATGCTAATTTAAGATAAAATCATGGGAACGTTTATGGATTACGGGGCTGAGGCTGAACGCCGGTACTAAGAGATGTGTCGTTTAGTCGGGGATGTAGTTTTTGTTGACCACTTCAGTGGCAGAAGGCCAGGAGACAAAGCGAGTTGCCACTTCTGAAGTGTTGCACTCGGAGATAGCGAAAGGAAATAGTAGAATATCGACCAGCTTCAGGTTATGGAAATAGCGGTAAAACATTGGAGGGTAGGTAGGAAAACCCGACTCAATTGCCGGGTTTTAATTTTTTAAAATTTCGGTGACCAAGGTAAAACAATGGTTTCGATAATAGAACCTTTGAGAAGGTTTTCAAATGCAATTTTTGTTACTATGTAAACAAAGTTCTCGAAAAACCATGAATTTTCATCATAGAACTTTTCGTCAATCTCGTCCTTAAGATCGCATTCAAAAGAAAGGGTTAAAGCCACTGTAGCTTCGAATAAAACCTCATCACCAACGTTAGAAAGTCCGGTGATAACAGGATTTACATCGAGAAAAAGCCAATAACCATCTTCGTCTTTTTGTGGAGTGACTTTGTGCTCGTTAAATCTGACATTAAACTTACCTCCTTCGGACTCCTGATCTTGGATTTCGAAAGAGGAGCTTTTTATATCAAATCCACGAAATCGAATTTTGTCAAGCATCAATGAGACCTTCCTTTCTCAAACGTACCCTTCCAAATTGACTTTTCGTCACGTTTTCTCATAAACCCAAAGGATGATTCGGTAATTTCAGAACGTCTATCTATATGAAAGTGATACTCTTTCCTATCGACTAAAGTATCTTCTATCGCTTTTTTTACGTAATCGTTTAGAGAAATACCAGCATTCCTTGCAGCAAGATATGCTTTTTTGTGCAATTCTTGGCCGATGCGAATGTTAAATGTACCACTCATAGGGCGGTCAGGTTCCTTGCCAATTTCCTGACAGGTTTCCAAATAATCATCAACAGCTACTTCAAATGCACTCTGCAGTTCAGAAACAGTTTGCGCTTCATAAGTGACAAGGTCATTTATGCACTCAAGTTTCCCATGGAGAGTTCCATCCTCTAAGGATACTTCGACGCTACCACAGTAACCTTTATGTTTAAGGAGGTTGTTCATTTCTTAAATCCCATCCAACAAAAGTTTAACTTCAACTAAAACATACCTCTTCATTGTGTTCTCAGGATGTGGCTCATGGAAAGCAACAAGCCTATCAAGCGTTTTGTTATAAAATTTTCTGCCAGATCCGCGCTTAGCTTTAAGTAGTTGAAACTCATAAAGCCCCATCAGAGATACCAACTCATCCCACGTAAAGTTTTTAGGTAGGGAATCAAGTTTTGCTTTTAGTTTTTCCTTTCTGGACACGCAGAGTACATCCTTAGGTAATCATAGTGCAACTGAAAGATAGTTGCAGATTATGTATGTTTTAGTCTCAAATGTAAGCATGTCAAGAAAGTACGCGGCATTATCATCCATGCCTGCGATAAGTCTGAGGAACGCTGCCTATCACTTTACCGTAAATAAAGACCCGGTTCATTTCATCACGAGTTATCGGATCCCACGTCTGGTACCGGGTGTTATCTGATAGAACCAACAGGTAATCTTTCATCTTCTGCAGGCGTTTAACGTGGGCAGTGTCGTCATAGAGAAACGCATAAATCCCATCCCCATCAAAAGACTGGATACTTATATCCACGAAGATCAGATCGCCAGGTTCAATGGTGCCAGACATGCTGTCACCTTTAACGTTAATCATCCGGATCTGCTCTTCCGAACGATTACCGAACATCATCCGGGCTTCTTCAGGGGTATAGGTGATCGTACGAACTACTTCTATGAATTCGTTGGTGTTGACCGTCCCAGGCCCGGCACTCACCGCTACATCCAACAACTCAATGCGGAAACCGTCTTCAATTCTGTACTGTTCGGATTTCTCCCTAACCAATAGGGGGGCACTGTGAGGCGCGTCACCAATACGCATCGGGCCATCTCCATCGGATAGCCATTCTGGCCTTACGCCAAGGACATTTGCGATCTGAATAGTTTTCTTCGAAGCCTTTGCACCACCTGAGACCAACTTCCAAATGCTAGGTTGAGCCATGCCAACAGCCTCAGCAAGCGAACCCTGAGTAAAGCCACCTTCGTCCATGGCTAGTTTTAGTCTTTCTGAAAAAGTCATTTTTCCCATCCTTCAATCATATAGCTGAGACTATATTTCATCAAATAGACAGGGCTATTTACTTGCCTCATAGTTTTGGCTATTATTCAGGTTGTTTAATAAAAGCTGGAGTAATTTATGGTCAACGAAGCTATTAAAGCCGCCATTGATATCGTTGGTAGTCAGCAAAAATTAGCTGAGGCCTGCAAAGTCAAACAGCCATCTGTCTGGGCATGGCTTCACGGGAAAAAGAAAGTATCCGCTGAAAATGCCATCCGCATAGAAAGGGCAACAAATGGCCGAATTTCTGCTTCTGAAATTCGCCCAGACCTCTCCATCCTTTTCCCTCAACGTGCAGAAAAGACGATCGAAGCTTAACCAAAAGCACTTAGCAACATAACTACCAAAGGAAAAACATCATGGTAGACCTGAAATCAGTAGTTAAAGCGATGTGCAAAGCCTATCCCGGCGGGCGATCAGCAATGGCTGGCGCTCTGGGCATGACTGAAACGCAGTTCAACAACAATTTGTACGAAAAGAACGGCTGCCGGTTCTTCGAAATTGCCGAGCTGGAAGCGATGGAAGACATCAGCAGCACCAATCACCTGGCGGATTACTTCTCCCAGCGGCGCGGTGGCTTTTTCGTTGAAATCCCAAATCGCGATGAGCTGGACCACGTTGATCTGTTTATTAAGGGCGTAAAGGTGGCTGCAAAGAGCGGGAAGGTGGATCAGCAAATCAACACGTCTATTGCAGATGACGGCGTGATTGATCAGAACGAGAAGGCCGAGATTATGGCGCTGCATTTCAAGCACTTATCTGCGCGCGATGAGTATGTGAAGTCAGTGGTGGCTTTGCATGAAAGGGTTGACGCCTCAGGAGTGCAGTCCCGAGGCGTCGGCGCATTAAAAACGTGTGTGGAGTAATTAACGCATGAACAGTTTAAACCGCGTTCGACCAGCAGTGCAATTCCAATGTGTCTCACTGTGCCCGTTCGTGTATGTGCAGATAGTAAGGGAGCAGGGCAAAGCCATCAACCACATCACAAAGCCTAAGGCTGTGGTTGAGCGTTATTGGAACATGTGCCGCCGGGCCGGTATTGCTGCTCGTTTGGCAGACGCTGAAACCCAAGTCATTGCAGGAGGTTCCGGTGGAAAACGAACAGATAGTGCCGTTTGAAATGGATTGCCGCGACTCGCGTGGACGCCTGGTTCATGTCGTCGGTGTTGATCAGGCAAATCATCGTGTGCTTTTCCGTCGGCCAGATTATCCGCTGGGCCTGTGCTTCTGTCCGCGTCGTGACTTCGGAATAAAATTTAAGAAGGTGTCGGAATGAGCCGGATCTTTGATGTAGTCCAGTCTCTATCTGGTCAAAAAAATGTGGTTGTCATACCCCGTCCGTACTTGCGGTTTTTCAAGGGTGAGCAGCAATGCCACGCGCTCGCGGCCGTTTTAAATCAGCTAGTTTTCTGGTCTGGATGCTCAACACTTGAAGATGGCTGGTTTTACAAAAGCCATAAGGAACTGGGCGAAGAAATTGGCGAATTGAGCGAAGACCAGACCGCGCGACTGGTCGATAAGCTGATTAAAAAACACCTTTCTGATGTCATTGAAACAACCTTGCGTAAGGTAAACGGCACACCCCAAAAACATTACCGTATCAGTGAAGAACTTCTGATTAAGCGCATTTTCCCTGAGATTTCTGATTCCGCGAAGTCACGGAATGGGAATCGCGAAGTCACGGAATCCATTCCGCAGAATCGCGAAATTCATTCCGCAGATGTGAAGATTGGAAACCGCGAAGCTGCGGAATCTTTTCTTTATACAGATCATAACAAACAGATCAGTAAACCTTCTTGTCCGCCTGCTACGCAGCCCGACGAAAGCTCTGATGAGAGTTTCTTAGCTGCGCATCCAGAAGCCGTGGTGTTCAGCGCTAAAAAACGCAAGTGGGGCGACGCCGACGACTTAAAGGCTGCCGAATACATCTGGCGAAAAATAATCCAGATGTACGAACGGGCTGCTGAATGTGACGGCGAGATTGCCCGACCGAAAGAACCGGACATGACGCTGTGGGCTAACGAAGTCCGCCTGATGTGTACAGCCGATGGCCGCACACACAAGCAAATCTGTGAGCTGTTTGTCCGCGCTAACCGAGACCCATTCTGGTGCAAGAACATCCTTAGCCCGTCGAAACTCCGCGAGAAATGGGACGATCTGACAATCAAATTGAGCGGCAATGTCATAGCAGGCGCGGCATCAGAACCGCACTGGAACAGCCCTGAAGCATGGGAGAACACCCTGTGAACAAAATGATGATGGCAGTTAAAAACCGCGATGGCGCCGCGCTGGCCAAAATGATGCCAGAAGATCAACCGCAACGCGTCGTGAACGCTGACGCTGAGAAGTTGGTCGATGTGCTGTTCACCAACCTGATGCAGATTTTTCCCGCTGCCAGGCAGACTGCACTGAGCACCCCGGCTGATGTGGCGGCGGCAAAGCGTCAGTGGATCATGGCATTTGTTGAAAGCGGCGTGACCACACTGGAACAGGTTCAGGCTGGCATGCGCGTTGCCCGCCAGCAAGAAACAGACTTCTGGCCGAGCTGCGGTAAGTTCATTGGTTGGTGTAAGTCTGGCGCTGCTCAGGCTGCTGGCCTGCCGTCGGTCGATGAGGTCATGGCAGAGTTCAACCAGTATTGCGCCCGCCGCGGCGACTACAGCACCCCAGCGGCTTACCCGTGGTCAGCTCCGATCATGTACTGGATTGTGACCGACGTCCGCCGCCTTATGCTGCAGAACAACTACACCGAAGGCGAAGTCCGCAAGTCCGTACAGCACCAGCTGACTATCTGGTCAAAACGTTTGGCAAAGGGAGAACAGATTCCGGCACCGGTTGTGATGCTGACCGCGCCAAAAGCGCCAGCAGGCCCGACACCCGCGCAGATCATGTATGACGAGTATCTCCGGAAAAAACGGGAGGGCTGGCTATGAGCACATTTCAGCAGTTAGTTATTGCAGAGCTTATGCGTGATCGGACCCCGCGCACCTGCAGCGAGATTGAAGCGGAAGTTATCGAGAGAAGCGGCGTTGTTCCTCCGCGTCATGCCGCCTCAACGGCAATCAATGCGATCGGCAAAAAATCTGGATTTGAAATCAGGGTGAACCGTGCTGGCCATAAATTCACTTACTCGTTAATCAGTTGGCCTGAAGGCGGCGTTCCGATAAAACCGGCTAAACCAGCAAAACCGACGCGTATGACTCTGGCAGAGATCAGTCAGATGTTCGATCGGTTGCTTTGGGCAGTACGTCAGGGAAGGGGACAGGCATGAGCTATCAGCTGAATGTTGGTCGTTGCGAGGATGTCCTGCGTGGCGTGGCAGATAACAGCGTCGATTCGATAGTCACCGATCCCCCGTACGGGCTGAACTTCATGGGTCACAAGTGGGATTATCAGGTTCCGACGGTTGAGCAGTGGGCCGAGTGTCTGCGCGTGCTTAAGCCCGGTGGCCACCTTCTGGCGTTCGGTGGCTCACGTACCTATCACCGCCTAGTTGTGAATATAGAAGATGCTGGGTTTGAGATCCGCGATCAGTTGATGTGGATTTACGGCAGCGGATTTCCTAAGTCAAAAAATCTGCAGGGTGAAAACGCCGGGATGGGTACCGCACTTAAGCCCGCGCATGAACCGATCGCCATGGCTCGCAAACCGCTGATCGGGAATGTAGAGACGAATGTCGAACAGTTCGGTACCGGCGCGCTGCACATCGATATCTCCCGCGTTCCGACGGAAGAGGCCCTAACTGGTGGCGCTGGCGCACTTCTGTCGCATGTTCGAGATGATAAAGCGCCAGACTGCGCCGAATGGCAACCAGGGCAGCTTGGCCGCTGGCCTGCAAACGTCATTCATGACGGTAGTGAAGAGGTGATAGCTGCATTCCCTGACGCAAAAGGTCAACAAGGCGACCTGAAAACTACGGGAAAATCACGGCCTGCACGCGTTTGTTATGGCGATATGAACGCGCCACGCGAACATGCCGCTCGAGTGGAAATCAGCAGATCAGCCGCACGATTCTTCTACTGCGCGAAGGTCACGAAGACAGAACGCGATGAAGGAATGGAAAGGTTTGTGCCAGTCACAGCATCTGAAATGACCGGCGGCCGCGTAGAGGGAAGCGCTGGTCTCAATGATCCGCGTGCTGGCGCTGGGCGAACATCTGGCGCACGTAATGCTCACCCAACCGTTAAACCCTGCGATCTGATGCGCTATCTCTGCCGCCTAATAACACCTGCGGGCGGCACGGTACTGGATCCGTTTATGGGTTCTGGTTCTACCGGGAAAGCCGCCATTCTCGACGGTTTCAGCTTTATCGGCATTGAACTCGACCCCGACCACCTGACCACCGCCGCCGCGCGTATTGCTCACTCAGTGAAGGTGATTGCTGATGAATGAACTTCAGAGAATCTGGCTTGATGCCTATCGCGGTTGGTTAAAAGCAGTCTCCTCGGAGGGGGAGCTGCATCCCACTGATTACACCGCTGCGCGGGAACATGCTGACGCTGTGCTGAACAGCCTGATCAGGGCTGGAGAGGTGACTGAATGATCCTGGGCAAATTAATCAGTTCACAGCGTTACCTTGATCGGAAAAAAGTCGTTGATAAAGCGCTTCGCTTCAAACTTTTTCGCGTTTCAGTGTATCCCGTCGTGCTTCGTGGTGTTCAGTACACGGTCCTGATGGACGGGCACCATAACTTAGCCGCAGCTAAATTAGCTGGAGTTGAACCGGTTTACATCGGGCCGCCGAAAAAGATAGTGAAGATATTCAGCAAAATGACCCAGCGGGAAATCGAGGTGCTGCTGATCAACAACGTAACCGATTGTGATTATTACTTTGTCGACACAGGCGAAGTGGTTGAACACCTTAGAATGCCGGAGTACCAGCCATGCAACTGACCCTGCCATTCCCGCCAAGCATGAACGGTTATTGGCGCTCACCCGGCAAGGGCGCAAAGATCAGCGAACGCGGGAGAATCTACCGGTCAAACGCCATCGGCGCGGTGTACGAACAATTGCGCCGCCGCCCTCAACCATTACACCAGGATGTGCAGGTCAGGGTCATCCTGTACCCGCCGAACAAGGCAAAGCGCGATCTGGATAACTTTCTAAAAGCGATGTTTGACAGCCTGACACACGCGGGCGTCTGGGTAGATGACAGCCAGATAAAACACATTGAGCTGAGGTGGGGGCCGGTGACTAAAGGCGGCAAGGCGGAGATCAATATTTCCACGTTTTCAGCGGCGGAGGTGTAATTTGCATTTTCAATTTAATTCAAATCAAAGTAGGTTTATTTGGTGCAAAGAACGCTCTCTGTGCAGTCGGTGTGCAGCCGAAAGGGAGTCATTAAAACTTAAAGTGTGGAGTGATCTATGAATCAGTTACTCGTAATTGAGGGTGTTTCTGTTCGTCTGGATAAAGATGGCCGCTACTGCCTCAATGATTTACACCGTGCCGCAGGGTACAAAGTCCAGCACCGCCCAAGTGACTGGATGAAGAACAAGCAAACTCAAGAGCTTGTTCAAGAATTAAGCAGAGAGGGAATTTCCTCTCTGGAAGAAAATCAACCACTTAGAGTAATAAATGGCGGCAACAACCAGGGCGTATACGTTTGCAAAGAACTTGTTTACGCTTACGCCATGTGGATTAGCGCTGCATTTAACCTGAAAGTTATCCGTACCTTTGACGCCGTTGCATCAAGTGCCCGCGGTTCCAGCGCCAACGACATGATGCTGGCCGGTGTTACGCTGCTTGGCTTCATGCGTAAAGAGCTTAACCTCTCCAACTCTTCAGTTCTCGGCGCGTGCCAGAAGTTGCAGGCCGCCGCCGGTCTTCCAAACCTGACGCCTGATTACGCCATCGATGCCCCAAGCGACGCCGTTGACGGATCCAGCCGCCCGACAATGTCCCTGAGTTCAATCCTGAAAAAATATTTAATCCCTGTCACCCCCGTTAAAGCCTATGAACGCCTCGCGCGCCTGGGCATTGTCGAACGCCGCACCCGACCAAGCAATTCAGCTAAAGCCAAAAACGGCGAGAAACAGTTTTGGTCAGTGACATCGAAGGGTTTGCAGTACGGGAAGAACATAACCAGCCCGAACAACCCAAGAGAAACACAGCCTCATTTCTATGAATCGAAGGTTCAGGAACTGATCAGGCTGATGGTAACGGCCACAGCGGCCTAACGGGGATTGAATGAGAGCATTGTTAAAACCGTATCCTCAGAGGGAGCTGGGGATCGTACAGTTCGCGCTGCCAGCGGACATGGTGAAGTTCTTCAGCAGTAAACGCCTGCTGATCACTAACGAACCCGCTGACCTGTATACCATGCCTGACGGTCTGGTACCGGTTGAGGCCCAGTCACTTTCGCGTGATCCGCGCCTGTCTGGTTTTCTGTCGTCTCCGGCGGTAATTGCCAAAGTCGGCGGCATGGCGGCGCTGACACTGTGGGTTAAACGCCACCGCGCCTGCGAGTGCCCGGATTACAACGGAGAATACCATCACCATGAGCTGGTGCAGGTTCCGCGCGGCCGTGGCGTGGTCTGTCTGTGCTGGGCGCATGACAATGAGTTTCGGGAAAAAGAATCTCCAAAACTGGATGCGACCGCGCTGGCGAACGCCGCCGAATTTGTGACTGAGGCAATCCGGTACCGGTATGGCCTGCCTGACGGCCGTCACCTGACCTTGCCAGAATTGTGCTGGTGGGCGGTTTCGAAAGGGGTGGTTAACCTGCTGCCGGAAGAAGTGGTCTGCGCGGCGCTGGGAATGAAATACAACCCGCCCGGTGGCCAGCGTAAAGAGGCTGATGTCAACCCGTGGGAGAAGCAACCCCGTGAAGAACTGGCGAACAACATAAAACCGGTGCTGGCGCTGGCAATCGATCCGGAGACACCGGAATCCTACTTCCGTATTCCGAAGCCCCGTCGGTACGAAAACACGAAATACACCCAATGGGTAAAGCGCCAGCCATGCTGCGGTTGTGGTAACGGATCCGATGATCCGCACCACATTACCGGTAATGGATTTGGTGGAATGGCAACAAAAGCGCATGACCTGTTCGTGATCCCGCTGTGCAGACGGTGTCACGACTCACTTCATGCGAATACCCCGGCTTGGGAAGAGGAGCACGGTGCACAGGAATTTCTGGTGCTGAAGACATTAGACCGCGCGCTGGCGATGGGTGTTATCGCAACCGGCAAAGCAAAATAAGTGTGGAGAGAATAATGCGTGATATTCAACTGGTGCTGGCTCGTTACGGCGTGTGGGCGAAAGATAATTCAGGCGTGGACTGGTCACCGATTGCGGCGGGCTTTAAAGGCCTGTTGCCGACTGAATCCAACAAGGTCGAATCCTGCTGTGATGATGATGGCATGATTGTAGATGCTGCAGTAGGTCGTCTGGCTGCCGTCCGTAAACCGGAAGAGGTAACACTCATCATGCTGCATTATCGCTTTGGTCTGTCGAAACGGAAAATAGCTAAAATGTATAAGGTGAGTGAAGGCCTGATCCGCCAGCAGTTGCAGGTAGCGGAAGGATTCGTTGATGGTTGCCTGGCAATGACCGGCGCCGTGTTGGAAATGGACGCCTATACCCAAAAAATCCGAGTGGCGAAAGTCGCTTAAAATAATTCTAGTGCGCTACGCAAAAACTCTTGTAGTCTGATAAGGTCGGTCACGTAGTCACAAAACTTAGACAATATTCGAACCTCGCTAACGCGGGGTTTATCGTTATGAGCCGGGGAATGGCAAAGCACATTACCGAGACTCTGGTTTTACGACCTATCAGTGAATTACTGGCCGCCACACCTCCGTTCGATTATTTGCATGGTGTTTTAATGATTAATTTTTTTACAAAGGTATTTATCCTTGATTACTCCATCAAAAAAGCGACCTTTGGATTTTACGGTTAAAAAAGTTTCGTAAATCCTTAAAGGGACGTCAATATACTGGTAAATACCAAGCTCGAAAAACTCTATTTCTAGAACTTTGCTTTGTTTATCGTAACCTATGGATTTGACTCTTGATGAGTTAACGGATTGGCGATTCACTTGTTTTTCCTAACAATGGATAGCTTTTTGTTATCGTATGCGAAAGGAGATGAATAAGGCAATGAGCACAAAACCCAAGTCCCATAATCCCTCCCAGAAGCACTTCGATTGGCCGCTGAACCGCTGCAAATTAGTGTTTTTGACCAGTGATTATGGGATACATGGAGCGTTCAGAAAGCGCATTTGCATGAGCGTTTGGAAACTAATTGATACGCACTATCGATCCCCAAACTTTCTGCGCTCAGTTGTGTCCCAACTAAAGACACAAAGTGCGTGTTTTATTGCTCTGGTGTGATATTTTCTGATTGTTGCGGTGAATCCTACCTATGCGGTAGGGCATATCAGCTATCAGCCTCACGTTGTGCGGAATGCGAACCATGGTTAGCTGACCAGCGGTTCACCGGGAGGCACCCGGCACCGCAGCACCTAATAGCACTGCTTTTCAGTCTACGAAGATGGGATAACCCGGAGTGGCTGGAAAGCACATTCGCATGAGTGCTGGAAATCTCACTGATATCACGTTGTGACCGCAACTTTTCAGCGCTCAGTCGAATGTTAATCGAATCCGTCCTCAAGGCTTTTTAGTTTTTCGGTCTCTGTGCTATTTTCTGCGCCGTTGCAGTGGGGCAACATGAATGCAAATTCATCACTTATGTCAAAAAGAACGGTCGTACCGGATAAATCCTTAAACGACGCCGGAGCGTAACCGGTAGAGCCCACTGCAACAACTTACTTACGAAACCTGCTGATGTGCGGGTTTTTGCGTTTCTGAGGCTGCCAATTCGGCGGCCTTTTCTTGTTTTGGCGGCCAGTCAATCAGCTACCCATTCATCCTTTCGCAAACGGACTGAGCCGCTAAATTCCTCACGACTACGCACCCAACCGGCTGACCGGAGGGGGAGACTATGAAAATGGACGAAAAATACAGTAACGCTACATATGGTGGTGCTGGAATTACGGCCTTCTTTGCAAGCTTATCCCTTCAGGATTGGGGCTTTATCGCTGGCGTGCTGATCGGGGCGCTCTTTACTGCTTTGACGTACTTCCTGAATCGTCGCGAACAGATGAAGCGCACCCGGATTCTTCAAGAAATCGCCGACAAGGTGGATGCAAAAAATCCATCTGCAACCGCCCAGGTTGTTAATGAGCTCGCGCAGAAAACCAGCGAGGTCTGAAGTGGCAAACCTTAAAACGAAACTCAGTGCCGCCATGCTGACGCTGATTGCTGCTGGAGCAAGCGCACCAGTGCTGATGGAACAGTTCCAAAAAGAGAAAGAAGGCACCAGCCTGATTGCTTATCAGGATCAGGGCGGCGTCTGGACTATCTGCGGCGGCGTGGCTTATGTGAACGGGAAGCCTGTATTTAAAGATATGAAATTGACGCGTACGCAGTGTGATGCCATCGATAGAGCAGAGCAGGCCAAAGCGCTGGCCTGGGTTGATAAAAATATTCATGTACCACTGACGCCGCCGCAGAAGGTCGGGATCGCCTCGTTCTGCCCGTGGAATATCGGTCCCGGTAAATGCTTCTCGTCGACCTTCTATCGCAAAATTAATGCTGGCGACCGACTTGGTGCATGCGCCGAAATTAAGCGCTGGATATGGGATGGCGGGAAAGATTGCCGAATTCGGGCGAACAACTGCGCTGGCCAGGTCATCAGGCGTGATCAGGAAAGCGAGCTGACTTGCTGGGGGCTGGATGAATAACAGTTTGCCGATTGCACTGGCCTTCGTGGCTGGAATTGCTCTCACGTGGTGGGCTGAAGGGCTACGCTGGGATGCTGATGTTTCCAGACTGAACGAAGCCCACACCGCAGAGCTGAAGAAACAAAGCGATCAGGCCGTGATTGACCTGACCAACCAGAAGAAGCGCACCGAAGCGGCACAAACCGCACTGGCTGCGTTGGATGCCAAACACACGAAGGAAATGGCAGATGAACAGGCCAAGAATGAGAAGTTGCGCGCTGATGTTGTTGCTGGTACTCGCCGGGTGCGAATCGCCGCGGCAAACCTTGCCACGTGCCAGATTGGCGGGAACAGCACTTCCGGCACCGGCAGCTTGGGCGATGCAGCACAAGTCGAACTCTCTGGCGCTGGTGGACGGGCTGTTCTCGATCTCCGAGCCAGCGCCATCAAAGACGACCAAGTGATCCAGTATTTGCAGGGTTACATCACCAAAGTGGCTAAGCAATGTGAAATAAAATAGGTGCAAAATAATGGCGAGTAAAAAACCAAAAAAAATAGTGGTTACTTTAATCGGTTTTGAAACTCATAAGGACGGTATCGAATCTGGGTCCTCCGTTTCATTTAAGGTAATCCAATCAGGTAAAGTTCTATTGGAAGATACGATCAACGGCAGGTGCTCTGCCCCTTATCACAAGGCATACGAAGTTGTTACAGAAGAGGGCGACCTGCTTATTGAGCACAACCGAAGCGACCTTGTGTGGATGAGCATCTTTGCAAACTTTGAATAAGTCTGTTTATTTACTACTTCTTGTTTCATAACATGCTCTCTGAATACCTAAAGGAGATACACATGTTTGTAGCAGATGGATTAAAACCAGACTTAGATAATGACGGTTGGGTAATGGGGTGGGGCGTTGTTAGGAATGCGCCTTGGCATCTTGCTGGCGTGTATGCGACTAAAGATGTTGCAGAGACAAAAGCCGAATTATTAGGTGAGGATTATCGCGCTCATTATGGCTCACACCACCTGGGAACCGACGACTTCATTTACTAATCTGGATTAAATAAGTGTGATTACCGCACAGGCATTCACTGAGTGCCTGTTATAATGTTTTCGTAACTTTTAAAAGGTGGAGATTTTTAAATGCATTGGACTTCAGTGAAATTTAAAAAGCCGGAGACCACTAAAATGATCTCATGGTTTATCGTCAATACAGCAAAGGGCGTTGGCGTGACAACTTACTCACCCTTAGATGGTTTCTCAACAACAGTGTTCATTGATAATTCTGAGTACCACGGTATTGAAGTGACACATTGGATTCCTCTACCTGCGCCCCCCGCAGAATAGTTTGATTACAAGCCGCCTCCGAGCGGTTTTTTATGTCTGCCAAAAGGTGAACGATATGCGATTAACAGTTCTGGACGATGATCCATAGATAAGAATTCATCCTTGTACACGCATCAAAGTTTATCTCGACGGCGAAGAGATCAAGCGTTGTTTCACAGCTGATGATGAAAAGGGTGTAGTAATCGCCGCTGTTTTGAATGAACAAGACCGCATGATTGCAGAGAACAGCGAAGTTAAGCGGCAAACCCATCACGGTAACGTTCGCATCGAGAAACAGTAATTAATCAGGAGCATTTATGCAGGTCACTATTGATGGTGTCCCGTATGTGCCTGTGTGTAATTCGGGGGCGCGAATTAGCATTGCCAACACTACGCCCAACAGGCCTACAATTATGGATAATTTGAAGTTTATTTACTTTTTCTGCTTAGGAATATTTCCATATCTCTTTCTGGTTGGAGCTGAATTCTAACAACCGCTGACATCTTATTCGTAGACATAATCTTTCTTTTACATATCAGAGTAATTAAAGGGATCATGATCCTAAAAATCAGCGGTGTCCGTTTGTATAAAGCAGGTAAAAGGACAATTTTTTCTTTGATTGAGAGTTTCTCAAGCATCAGCATTGCTCGCTCATCAATAAGATGAGATTCAAACGTGACGCTTTCATAACCCTTGCGTTTGAGCTCACGGATCACATCCCTCAAAGAAGACATGATGCGCGGAGAGCCAGAGGGATTTCTTGGCGTTTTACAGGGCCTTAAGTGTAGTGAAACATCCTTCTTCATTTTGTTCACATATGTAAACATCCCATATTTGTGACTGATTCGATAACTCCACAAGTACAAGGGTATCAAAATGATTATAGCTAAGACCGGAAAGTCGAGATCTACACCAAAAAAACAAAACATAATTTCTCCCCTTTGAAAGAAATACAATCGGCATGGATTTAAATTTCTTTAGAAAAAAGGTTTGACTGGAGGCCAACTCCAAATGATTGCAAATGAAATGATTAGCAAAGAAAGGTACTCCCGGCAGGGGGCCTTGCCACGGGGCGGCGGACTCGCGGAAAACGGCTAGTTTTCGCGATCTAGGGTCATCATCATCATCTGTGCAGGTTATTGATTTTATTAATACCCAAATTGCAAAGATGTCGAATCGTCTAAAAAGTGTTCACCATCATGGACCATGAAATCGCCTCACTCAAACTCAACATCAATCAACTTGCAGGGATCACCGGCGTGCACCGGCAGACCGTCGCGGCGCGCCTGAAGAATGTCGATCCCGCGCCGGGCAGTAACGCGAAACTTAAATTATTTTCCGTGACTGATGTGTTGACTGAATTGATGATCCCCACGGTGTCAGGTGACGTCGCTGAAATGACGCCATCCGACCGGCTGGCGCACTGGAAGGCCGAGAATGAGCGGCTGAGTTTTGAGCAGAGCATGGGGCAGCTAATCCCCGCGGAAGATGTGGCAAGAGAATTTTCGGTTATGGCGAAAGCCGTCGTTCAGGTGCTGGAAACGTTGCCGGACGTGCTCGAGCGAGATTGTGCTCTGCCGCCGTCTGCCGTGATGCGGGTACAAAATATTATTGATGATCTGCGTGACCAGATTGCGCAGAAGGTCATTGACGCAGAACCGGAGGAGGAGACGTCTGAGGAGGACTGATGGCAAAGCGGGCTTCAGCGCGTGGCATCCGGAGAGATGTACCAGGAATACTTCGCGCCCCGCGGCGTATGCTGGTTGCCGATGCGGTCAGCCAATATATGCGTGTACCGATGGGGGCCGGCAACTCCGTTCCCTGGGATCCGAATCTGGCTCCGTATGTCATTGAACCTATGAATTGTCTGGCATCGCGTGAATACGATGCCGTGATTTTCGTCGGACCGTCCCGGACGGGTAAAACCATCGGCCTGATTGATGGCTGGATAGTCTACAACGTTGTCTGCGATCCCTCCGATATGCTGCTTATTCAGATGACTGAAGAGAAAGCGCGCGAACACAGCAAAAAGCGTCTCGACCGTACTTTCCGCAGCAGCCCGGAAGTCGCCAAGCGCCTGAGCCCCCGGCGTAATGACAACAACGTCTACGACCGAACGTTTCGCGCCGGTAACTACCTTAAAATCGGTTGGCCCTCTATTAACATCATGTCGTCGTCCGATTATAAGTGCGTGGCGCTGACGGACTATGACCGCTTTCCCGAGGACATCGACGGAGAAGGGGACGGCTTCACACTGGCCTCAAAACGTACCACGACATTTATGTCATCCGGTATGACGTTGGTGGAGAGTTCACCGGGCCGTGATATCCGAGATACCAAGTGGCGGCGCAGTTCACTTCATGAAGCCCCGCCGACCACCGGCATTCTTTCATTATATAACCGCGGCGATCGCCGACGCTGGTACTGGCCTTGTCCGCACTGCGGCGAACACTTCCAACCGGCGAAAGATGTGGTGCAGGGCTATCAGAATATTGTCGATCCGGTGGTTGCCAGCGAGGCGGCATTCATTGAATGTCCACATTGCCGGGGAGAAATCACGGCAGACCAGAAGCGCGATCTCAATCAGAAAGGCGTCTGGCTGCGCGACGGTGAGCAGATTGACCGTCATGGTGTCATTACGGGTACCGCGAGACGTTCCCGCATTGCTTCTTTCTGGATGGAAGGCCCAGCGGCGGCATATCAGACCCTGTCCCAACTGGTCTATAAGCTGCTTTCTGCCCAGCAGGATTATGAGGCCAACGGCAGTGAAGAAACCCTGAAAGCGGTGATCAACACTGACTGGGGCCTGCCTTATATTCCACAGTCCAGCGTCGAGCAGCGGAAATCCGAAACGCTTATGGCGCGCGCCACCGTGGTAACCAAGCGTACGGTGCCCGACGGTGTGCGTTTTCTGGTGGCGACCGTTGACGTGCAGGGCGGCCGCAACCGGCGCTTTGTGGTGCAGGTGATCGGTTATGGGGCGCATGGTGAGCGGTGGATTGTCGACCGGTACAACATCAAACAGTCGATGCGCACCGGGCCGAACGGCGAAAGTCTGCCAGTTGACCCCGCAGGCTATCTGGAAGACTGGAACCTGCTGCGCACCGACGTGCTGGATAAAGAGTGGCCACTCAACAGCAATCCGGGTGTTTCCCTGCCCGTGCTGGCGATGGCCGTGGACTCCGGCGGTGAAGACGGCGTGACCGGTAATGCCTATGAGTTCTGGCGCCAATGCCGCCGCGATGGCGTACACAAACGTGTTTATCTCTTCAAAGGAGACAGCACCACGCGCAGCAAGCTGATCACCAAGTCACTGCCGGACAATACCGACCGTCCTAACCGCCGGGCGGAAGCCCGCGGCGACGTCCCGCTCTACCTGCTACAGACCAATATGCTCAAAGACCGGATCAGTAACGCGCTTCAGCGCGATACGCCGGGGGCTAACTACGTTCACTTTCCTGACTGGCTGGGGGAGTGGTTCTATGACGAACTGACCTATGAAGAAAGGGGCACTGACGGCAAATGGACGAAGCCAGGGAAGGGGGCGAACGAAGCCTTTGACCTGATGGTATACGCCCATGCGCTGGTGATTTTGCGCGGGTACGAGCGGATAAACTGGGAAAAACCGCCTGGTTGGGCGCTCCCCGTTGAACAGTCCGATCCGCCAGCACCTTCTGATTCACCCGTACCGAAACCCCGCAGTAATCATCTAAAACCGAAAACAACCCGCGCTAAGAAAGAGGAGAAACCCTCTGCCTGGGCGCCATCGACATCAGGAGGCTGGGTATGAATCAGGCCGATATTGAAGACATGATCCAGCAGTATATGACCGCTGAACGCGCCGTTCTGCAGGGGAAATCCATTACCTTTAACGGGCAGTCCATGACGATGGAGAACCTCAGTGAAATCCAGAAAGGGCGGAAAGCCTGGGAGCGCCGGTTAAGCACATTGCTGGCGGCGCAGCGCGGGCGACCGCAGTACCGGCTGGCGAGGTTCGTGCGATGAGCCTGATTGATGATGCCATTGGTCTGATTTCACCGGGCTGGAAAGCCTCACGGTTGCGGTCCCGTGTGGCAATCAATGCCTACGAGGCGGCATTGCCGACGCGCACGCACCGGGCGAAGCGGGAAAACCGCAACGCAAACCAGCTCACGCAGTTTGCTGGCCGGTCGATCAGGGAGCAGGCGCGCTGGCTGGACAATAATCACGATCTGGTGATTGGCCTGCTGGACAAGCTCGAAGAGCGCATCGTCGGCGCGCGCGGAATTGTGGTTGACCCCCAGCCCATCCTGAAAACGGGGCTGGTGGCCGATGAGCTCTCTAAACAGATCCGGTCAGCCTGGGCGGAGTGGTCTGTTTCCCCCGATGTGACAGGGCAGTTTACCCGCCCCGTTCTTGAGCGGCTGATGGCAAGAACCTGGCTGCGCGACGGTGAGGTTTTCGGCCAGATGGTACGGGGTTCCGCGCCCGGACTCACCCCGACGGCGAACATCCCTTTCTGGGTTGAGGCGCTGGAGCCGGACTACATACCGCTGGAGATGAACGATACCGGGAAGGGGATTTGTCAGGGGATCTATCTCAACAACTGGGGATGCCCGACAAAGTATGTCGTCTACAAAAATCTGGTGACATCAGGCGTTGCGCTGGGCAATACCAAGGAAATCGCTGCAGACGGCATGATGCACCTCAAATTCATGCGCCGTCTTCATCAGGTCCGGGGAAACAGCCTGCTGTCCGGCATCCTGATCCGCCTGAGTGCGCTGAAAGAGTATGAAGATTCTGAACTGACGGCCGCCCGGATTGCCGCTGCGCTGGGCATGTACGTGAAAAAAGGCGACGGGCAATCCTACGGCGATGCCGGTGGTAATGACAAAGACTCCCGCGAGCTCAACATCGAGCCCGGGATGCTCTTTGATGAACTGGAGCCCGGCGAAGAAATCGGAATGATTAAATCGGACCGGCCGAATCCTAACCTTGAGACGTTCCGCAACGGGCAGCTCAGGGCGGTGGCCGCCGGCAGCCGCAGCAGCTTTTCCAGCATCTCCCGGAACTACAACGGCACTTACAGTTCTCAGCGTCAGGAGCTGGTGGAGTCCTTTGAAGGCTACGGCATTCTTCAGGATGCATTTATTGCGGCCGTGACCCGACCGATGTACCGCAGCTGGTTGCAGATGGCGATCACCGCGGGCGTGATCGACGTACCGCCCGATGTGGACATGTCGACGTTGTTTAATGCGGTCTACAGCGGGCCGGTGATGCCGTGGATTGACCCGATGAAAGAGGCCAACTCCTGGCGCGTGCTGTTACGCGGCGGTGCGGCAACGGAAGGGGACTGGGTCAGGGCGCGCGGCGCGAATCCGGGCGATGTAAAACGCCGCCGCAAGGCGGAAGTCGACGAAAACAAAACGTTAGGTCTGGTCTTCGACACGGACCCGGCAAACGATAAAGGGGAAGCCAGTGCGAAAGAATCGAAGAAATAAACTGGGTGTGTCACCTAAGGCCTCCGCGGGGGACAAAAGCTGGTTCCGCATGAAGGCCAGTGGCGACAAGACTGCTGATATTTATATTTATGACGAGATTGGTTACTGGGGCGTGACCGCCCGTCAGTTCGCCAGCAGCATGAAAGCGCTGGGCGATCTGGACCATATCAATCTGCATATCCACTCGCCGGGCGGCGATGTCTTTGACGGCATTGCCATTTACAACCTGCTTAACAGCCATACGGCGAGCAAAACCGTGTATATCGACGGTCTTGCCGCCTCAATGGCCTCGGTGATTGCCATGGTGGGCAATCCCATCATCATGCCTGAAAATGCCATGATGATGGTACACAAGCCCTGGGGGATCACCGGCGGCGATGCCAACGACATGCGCGACTATGCTGACCTGTTGGACAAGGTCGAGGCCGTGCTGATCCCGTCCTATGCCAAAAAAACCGGCAAAACCCCTGACGAACTTGCCCTGATGCTGGGTGAGGAAACGTGGATGACCGCGCAGGAGTGCCTTGAGCACGGTTTTGCTGACCAGATTTCTACCGCGGTGCAGGCAATGGCCCGCATTAATTCAAAACGTATCGAGGAATTCGACGCTATGCCAAACGCACTGAAAAACATGATCACCAAGCCGAAAGCGACGACTCAGAATCAGCCGGAACCGCAGAATCCACCTGTTGCGCCTGTTGTTCCTGGCCCCGCAGCGCTGGATGAAAACGCCATCCGCAATCAGGTCATTGCCGCCCAGAAACAGCGCGTCACGGGGATCAAAGACCTGTTCGCGATGTTTGGCGGCCGCCATCAGGAATTACAGGCGTCATGCATTGAAGATATCGACTGCACGGTCGATCAGGCCAAGGACAAGCTGCTGGTGATGCTGGGGAAAAATGCCAGCCCGTCCAATAAAAACGGCAACAATGCACACATTCACGCCGGCAACGGGAATTTCACCGGCGACGGTATCCGTCAGGCGCTGATGGCGCGCGCGGGCTACGAAGACCGGCAGAATGACAACGTGTATAACGGCATGACCCTGCGCGAATATGCGCGCATGTCGCTGACCGAGCGCGGCGTCGGCGTTGCGGCTTATAACCCGATGCAGATGGTGGGGCTGGCGATGACGCACACCACCTCGGATTTTGGCAATATTCTGCTGGATGTGGCGAACAAATCTCTGCTGCAAGGCTGGGAAGAGTCACAGGAGACCTTTGAAGCCTGGACGAAGAAAGGGCAGCTCTCTGACTTTAAAACGGCGCACCGCGTCGGGCTGGGCGGCTTCCCGTCGCTGCGTAAGGTACGCGAAGGGGCGGAATACAAATACGTCACGACCACCGATAACAGCGAGACCATTGCGCTGGCCACCTACGGTGAAATTTTCTCCATTACCCGTCAGGCCATCATCAACGACGATCTGAACCAGCTGACCGACGTGCCGATGAAAATGGGCCGCGCCGCGAAGGCCACCATCGGCGATCTGGTGTATGCCGTGCTGACCGGTAACCCGAAATTGTCAGACGGTAAGGCGTTGTTCAGCAGCGATCATAAAAACCTGGCAACCGGTGCCATTGACGTCACGAATCTGGATGCGGGCCGCCAGCTGATGCGCGTTCAGAAAGAGCCAACCACCGGCCGTACCCTGAATATCCGCCCGGCGTTCCTGCTGGTGCCAACCGCCCTCGAAACCGTGGCAAACCAGACCATCAAATCTGCCAGCGTGAAAGGCGCCGACGTTAACGCCGGTATCATCAACCCGATCCAGAACTTTGCGACGGTGATCGGCGAACCGCGTCTGGACGATAACAGTGCCAAGTCCTGGTACCTGGCCGCTGCTCAGGGTATGGACACCATCGAGGTGGCTTATCTCAACGGTGTCGAGCTGCCTTACATCGATCAGCAGGAGGGGTTCAGTTCTGACGGTATTGCGACGAAAGTGCGCATTGATGCCGGTGTTGCGCCGCTCGATTACCGCGGTCTGGTGAAATCCTCCGGCCAGTAATCCTCCTCCCGCGTTACCCGATTGCCCGTAAGGGCTTTTTTTATACCTAAAATTCGCCCCCTTCCGGGGCGTCTGGAGTTTTTCAATGGCTAAGAATTTTGTTCAGGAAGGTCAGACGATTTCCATTACCAACATCGGCGCTGCCACGATCGAGAGCGGCGACCCCGTGGTACTGGGTTCCCTGCTGGTTGTCTCTCTGGTGGATATTGCCCCGAATGAAACCGGCACGGGGATGGCCGAAGGGGTATTCCTGCTGCCGAAAGTCTCCGCCGATGCGATCCCCGCTGGCACAAAAGTGTATATCGCGGACGGCGAAATCCAGCTGGCGTCTGCGGATGCCGTGGCCGCTGGCATTGCCTGGGACGCTGCCGCCGCGGGCAGCACCGTCGTTGAAGTGAAAATCAATGGCTAACGCCTTTGATGCGTTGGCCGCGCGGATGGATGCGGTCACGACCGCGCGGTTTGGGCGGGAGGTGGTGATTAATGGCACCGTGTTCACCGGTGTTGAAAGCCATTTTCTGCCCGAGATGGGGCCGGTGAGCGGCGATGGCCTGTCTGTTGTGGTTTTTTCTCCCGGTTACCGGCCGCACCGTAACGATCAGGTGTTTTATCAGGGAGAAAGTTACATCGTCACCCGTCATCAGATGTTTAACGGGAAGCCACAAATCTGGCTGGAGTAAGGGGGAATATGACCATCAAAGGGCTGGAGCAGGCCATTGCCAACATGAACAGTATCAGTTCGACGGCCGTTCCGCGCGCCTCGGCGCAGGCGGTTAACCGGGTGGCAGGGCGGGCCATCAGTCGCAGCAGCACGGTGTCGAAGGAAACCAAGGTGCCGAGAACGCTGGTCATGCAGCGTGCAAAACTGAAAAAGGCCACGATAAACCGGCCGGTTGCCACGTTAAAAATCAACCGGGGTAATTTACCGGCCATCAAGCTGGGCGCGGCGCAAATGCGTGTTTCACGCCGTCAGGGCAACCTGCGCGGGCAGGGCAGCGTACTCAAAATAGGCCGCTTTACCTTTCGGAATGCGTTTATTCAGCAACTGGCTAACGGCCGGTGGCATGTGCTCCAGCGTTCCGGGAAAAGCCGGTACCCGATTGAGGTCGTGAAGATACCGTTAACCACCCCACTTACGGAAGCGTATACCGCAGAAACCCACCGTCTGATGCAAAGCGATATGCCGAAGGAAATGGCTTCCGCCCTGAAAAATCAACTGAGGCTGATCATTAAACGATGATAAAGCACCCCAAAATACGCAAAGCCGTGCTGGATGCGCTGAAACTTTCGGTGACCGATCCTTCCGTCACCTGGTATGACGGCCGCCCGAGTTTTCTGACCGCTGAAGACCTGCCCGCCGTTGCCGTCTACCTGTCCGGTGCTGAACCCACGGGGGAAACCCTTGATGAAGATGAGTGGCGGGCGACGCTTCACGTGGAGGTATTTCTGAAGGCGGTGAGTCCTGACACCGATCTCGACCTGTGGATGGAACAAAACATTTACCCCGTTGTGGGTGACATTCCGGCGCTTTCAGACCTTATCGAAAACATCACGCCCGAAGGCTATGACTATCAGCGCGATGATGAAATGTCGACGTGGGGCTCCGCTGACCTGCGTTACACCCTGACTTACTTAATGTGAGGAATTTATGACCACACAACTCGAACCGACCAAAGGCGCGGGCACCACACTCTGGATTTACACCGGCAGCGGCGATCCCTACGCCAATCCGCTATCGGATCAGGACTGGACCCGGCTGGCGAAAATCAAGGAGCTGACGCCGGGAGAAATGACGGCGGAATCTTACGACGACACGTACCTCGATGATGCCGACGCCGACTGGAACGGCACGGCGCAGGGGGCCAAATCTTCCGGGGACACGTCGTTTACACTGGCCTGGAAGCCCGGCGAGAGCGGGCAGCAGGATCTGGTTAACTGGTTTTACGATGGCGCGGTGCGCGGGTACAAAATTCGTTATCCCAACACCGCTGTTGATGTCTTCCGTGGATGGATCAGCAGCCTGGGCAAAGCGGTGCCGGTAAAAGAGGTGATCACCCGGACGGTGAAAATCACCAATACGGGCAAACCGGCGCTGGCCGAGAGCAATCAGGCCGCCGCGGTACCCGTGACCGGCGTGACCGTCACGCCGTCAACCACCAGCGTGGTGGTCGGACAAAATGCGGTGATCACCGTGGCGGTGCTTCCGGACGGCGCGACAAACAGTTCGTTCAATGTTGCGGCTGCCGATCTGACCGTCGCTACGCTGACGGTATCGGGTAATACCGTCACGGCGAAGGGCCTTAAAGCGGGCACGACACAGATCATCGTGATGACCAATGACGGCCAGAAAGTGGCTATCTGCACACTGACCGTCACGGCGGCATAACGGAGCGAGCATGTTTTTAAAATCAGAACTGTTTGAGTTCAACGGGGCAAACGCCACGCTGTACGAGCTGTCGGCGCTGCAGCGCGTCGAGCTGTTGCATTATCTGGCCGCGCAGGAAAAAGCGTTGCCCAACGATGAGCCCGACGAACAAATCCTGTCAGCCGCACTGGTTGAACTGAATATCCGGGCGGGTGCGATGGTAGTCGCCATGTCCCTGTGGCACAGCGAGTCGCCGAAGCCGGATATCCGCGAACTTCAGCAACAAGTGATGAGCACATGGCCGGTCGAGGCCATCGGGAAAGCGGATACCCAGGTCAAAGTGCTGTCAGGCATGATGGCAAATTTGCAGACAACCGAACAGGAAGTTCCTGAGTCTGAAGACACCGACAGCGCAGGGGAAACAGCGGAAAAGCGCTAACCCGTGAAATGGACTTTGTCATGAAGCTGGCGCGTGAGTTCAGACGGCCTGACTGGCGCGCCATGCTTGCTGATATGTCCTCCAGCGATCTGGAGGAATGGCACCGATTTTACGAGTCCCATTACTTCGAAGATGCGCTGCTTGATGCACATTTCGCCGCGCTGAACCTCAATATTTTGTCGCTGGTATGCGGGGAAACCGATCTTAACGTGGGTCATTTCAGTCTGCTAAAACCTCACGTCGTGGAAGAGCAGCCGGATCCCGATGATGAACAGTTAATGGCTATCGCAGAAGGTCTGTCAGGAGGAGTCCGCTATGGCCCAGCCAGTGGGTGATTTGGTCGTCAGCCTCGATGTTGATGCCGCAAAATTTAATGAACAGGTCAGTTATGTCCGCAAGCAATTTACCGGCTTAGGGGCGGACTCGACGAAAGCCGGGACGCAGGTTCAGCAGGCATTCTCTAAACAGGAGCTTGCTGCACAGCGTGCGGGTATTTCCATCGGGCAATATAAAGCGGCAATGCGGATGTTGCCTGCTCAGTTCACCGATATTGCCACCCAGCTGGCCGGCGGGAAAAGCCCCTGGCTGATCCTCCTTCAGCAGGGCGGCCAGATTAAAGATTCGTTTGGCGGGGTCGGGAACGTTGCCAAAATACTGCTGACATACATTACGCCGCTCAATGCGGCTATCGGCGTCGCTGCTGTCGTTTTTGGCAGCCTGGGTCTGGCGGTTTATAAAAGCCGTCAGGAGATTGCCGAAGCCAGCAAGATTATTCAGGAGTCCTTGGGTTTAAGTGGTAGTGCAGCGGAAAAGCTGGCGCAAAATATCCGGGCTATTGCCGATTCTTCTGGCGCGTCGATTAAAAGCGTTGCCGATCTCTTCATCACCACAAAAGATGGTGCTGACGAAGCCACGCAGAAAATGATTGCCGTCGGCTTCAGCTATCTGGATGCCAAAGCCAAGGTCAGTGAATACAAAGGCTCATCTGATTTTACCAACCTCAACACCCAGATCGAAGCGCACCGGCTTAAGGTTCTCGGTATTCCTGATGCGTGGACGGATGCGGAAGAGGCGGTCAGAAATTATTATTCCGGGGTGAATTTAGGCAAGCAAAGCGTGGCATTGGGGGGTGCCATTGATCCCATCGTTGGCGTTCTTGAGCAGGCGAAGCAGTTAAGGGGGGACCTCACAAAAGCCACGACAGACGGGAACCTGGCAACACAGAAATCCGTGGAGTGGATAAATAAGGAATATCTGGCCACGGATGCTGTTGCAGGTGCTGAAGCTAAACTTAAAGAGGCGCGGGAACAGTCACGGAAAATTGCCTTTTCGGGTGATGCGACCGCTATCGCGAATGCGCAAAAGCTCATTGCCCTGCGTGAGAAAGAAGTCGAGCAGGCAAAGAAACGGCAGGAACCTAAAAAACAGCGGGTCACCACGTCTGCGGGAGACCGGGCAGAAGACAGCGCGCAGGGGGACTTACTGAGTCTGCAGGCACAGCTTAAGGTGCTGCAGCAGCATACCAGCGTTAACGATGTTATCAGCCAGCAGCGCAAAGATTTGTGGCAAACCGAAAATCAGTACGCCGTCCTTGAGCAGGCAGCCAGCAGCCGGCAGTTATCTGCACAGGAAAAATCCCTGCTGGCGCATAAGGATGAAACGCTGGAGTACAAACGGCAACTGGCTGTGCTGGGCGATAAGGTCGTTGCCCAGCAAAGGCTAAATACACTTTCCGACCAGGCGGACAAATTTGCCCAGCAGCAGTCGGCAAAACGCGCGGCTCTGGATGCCCAGGCAGAGGGCGTCTCCTCGCGTCAGGCAGATCGGGCTGCCACCCTGCAGCGTCTGCAGGAAGCCTATGCGTTTAACCCCTCTGCCCAGCAGCGCGTCCTGCAGGAACAACAGAAAACATATGATGCAGAAGACGCCCTGCGGTCAAACTGGGTCGCGGGTGCGAAACAGGGCTGGGCGGAATACGCTGAATCTGCAACGGATGTTTTCACGTCCGTGCAGCAGGTGGCTCAGTCCGGATTTAACGGGCTTACAGACCAGTTGAACAGTCTGGTCACTACCGGCAAGGCCAGTTTCAAAGACTTCACCTCATCCATTCTTAAAATGATTGTTAACGTGATCGACCGTCTGCTGGTGGCCTACGCGATTCAGTCAGCCATGGGATGGGTAACGGGAAGCGTTTCGGGTGGCGGTAATGCAGGGACGGCAATCACCGGCGGCAGCTATAGTAACCTGCCGCTTGCTTATAACGGGGGTTACATCCGCGAATATGACGCGGGGGGCTACACCGGGCACGGCGGAAAGTATGAACCCAAAGGCATTGTTCACGGCGGGGAGTTTGTATTCACCAAGGAAGCGACCAGCCGTCTGGGGGTCGGAAATCTCTATCGTTTGATGCGTGGCTATGCGGGCGGAGGCCTGGTTGATGGGGGCGGTATGGCCGCTACATTGTCCGGAGGCGTCAGCGTTTATGCGCCGGTCACCATCACTCAGCAAGGCGATGATGGCGGCGTAAACACTGCCAACGCCACTGGCACGGCAAAACAGTTGGAGGGTATTGTTCAGACGCTGCTGACGGATCGGATTAAAAAAGAGATGGCGCCGGGTGGCGTGCTCTATAAAGGAGGGCGATGATGACGGACACTTTCAACTGGAGAACCCGTAAAACGGTACAGGGATCGCAGAACGTCAGTACGTTACAGGCACAGTTCGGAGATGGCTATAAGCAGGTGTCTGGGATTGGCATCAATAACACCGCTGAAACATGGGATCTCGACTGGACCGGGAAGCGCACTGAGGCTGCGACGCTTCGGGCGTTTTTACTCAGTCACGTCGTTTCTTCTTTCTGGTGGATTAATCCCTGGGGCGAAAGGAGGCTCTATCGTGTAAAAAACGATTCTGTTGCAGTGTCATTCCCCTCAGGCGATAAGGCGACCCTGTCGTTTACCTTTGAGCAAGCTTTTGCGCCCTAAATATTCTGACTGACTGATAAGGCTGCCTTCGGGCTAATGCCGGTCACTTAAGCATTTTTATGAATACAAATTCATTTTTGTGCTTCAAAGGATAATGAAGGAATCAGGCTTATAGCGCTATTTTTCTTCATCGAAGGCCCAAATTCACGGGCCTCATTTCCTTAAGTGACCGGCATTAGCCTTCGGGCGGCCTTTTTGTTGTATTTGACACTGGTTCATAGCGCGTTTTGACCCAGTCAAAGCGCGCTATGACTATATCAAAGCGCAGTGATTCCTATCTGGAGAAATCATGAGTTTTACACAGGACATTCAGCAACTCGAGCCGGGCAGTCTGATTCAGTTGGTGGAGATTGACGGTACAGGATTCGGTCTGGATAAAATTTTGCGCTTCCATGCCTATAACATCAGCTCGCCGGGCTGGAAGAGTTTTGCGGCTGAAAATCTGCCTTCCATTATCTGGCAAGGCAATGAGTACGATCCGCACCCTTATGAAATTAAGGGTCTCGAATTATCCAGTGCAGGGTCGCAGCCCACACCATCAATGTCAGTCGGTAATGTGGGTAACTACGTCACCGCCCTCTGTCTCCAGTATCAGGATATGGTGAAAGCGAAGGTAAGAATTCATACCACGCTGCTGAAGTACCTTGATGCCGAAAACTGGCAACAGGGCAACCCGGATGCCAACCCGCGTGAAGAGCGCGTGCAGCTTTTCTATGTGAATGCCAAAACGGCGGAGACGCGCATTCAGGTTGATTTTGAACTGTGCTCACCGTTTGACGTGCAGAGCCTGCAACTGCCTTCGAGGCAAATCACCCCTCTGTGTACCTGGTGTATGCGTGGGCTCTACAGGTCGGGAACCGGCTGTGACTACAACGGCACAAATTACTTCACCAAGGACGGCACGCCGACAAACGACCCCTCAAAAGACCAGTGCGGCGGCAGGAGGCGCGACTGTGAAGACCGTTTTGGTAAAGGCAATCCTCTTTCTTTCGGGGGATTTCCGGGTGCGAACCTTCAGGGGAAATAACAATGCGCGAAAAACTGCTTAACGCCATCAGGGAACACGTGGCGGCAGAGTATCCGAATGAAGCATGCGGCGTCATTATTCAGGAGGGAAATAGTCAAATATACGTCCCGTGCCGGAATGTTGCAGAAAAACCGCAGGAAGATTTTGTGATGCACGCCGCTGATTATCTCACTGCACAGCAGCGAGGCGAGGTGCTGATGATAGTGCATTCACATCCTGATGTGGCTTACCTTGTCCCGTCTGAAACTGACCGTATTCAGTGCGATCACTCTGGGCTTGAGTGGGGGATTATATCCTGGCCGGACGGTGACTGGTGCACACTTTGCCCGCGCGGTGAACGTGATTATACCGGGCGCGTCTGGGTGCTGGGGCACGCCGACTGCTGGTCACTCGTCATGGACTGGTACCAGCGGGAATACGGCATCGTGCTTCGCAACTGGTCAGTGCCGTACGAATGGTGGGAAGGCGGCAGGGAAAAACGCTATGACGACAACTGGCAGAGTGAGGGATTTGTCGAAGTACCGGTTAGCGAAATGCAAGAGGGCGACATGCTGATGTTTCAGGCTGGCGCGCCCGTGACCAACCACGCCGGAATTTATCTCGGCGATAATCAGATGCTGCATCACAACTTCGGCAACCTATCCACGCGCGTTCCTCTCGGGAACTACTGGCGTGAACGTCTGGTGCGGGTGGTGCGGCACAGGGAGCGAATGCAACATGCTTAAAACGATGATTCTGAAGGGTGCAGCGGCGAGGAAGTTTGGCCGAATTCACCGTTTTCATGTGGAAGACCTGCGTGAAATGTTGCGTGCCATGTGCTCGCAGGTGCCGGGCTTTCGCAAGTACATGGCCACCGCGCATCACGACGGCGTAACCTTTGCTTTTTACCGCGAAGACAACAATATCGGTATTCAGGAATTCGATATGTCTTCCACGGCTGACGAGTTCACCATGCAATCAATCCCCAAAGGTTCCAAACGCGCTGGCACGCTCCAGATCGTTATCGGGGCTGTTGCTCTGGTTGCGGCATTCTTTACCGCGGGTGCGTCAATGGCGGCATGGGGTGCAGCCATGAGTGCTGGCGCTATGTCCGCTACGACAGTACTGACCGGGATCGGGCTGTCCATGACGTTAGGTGGCGTAGTGAGTATGTTGACTCCACAGCCAAAATTTAACGTCGGGTCCTCCTCGAGCACAGATAACAAACCCAACTACGCCTTTGGATCCCCGGTGAACACGGTGGCAATGGGTTATCCGGTCGCCGTGTTTTATGGTCAGCGTGAAATCGGCGGTGCCATTATCAGCGCGGGTAGTTTTACCAGCGATCAGCAATAAGCCGGAAGGCATTATAAAAAGGCTGAAAGTCAGCCTTAAGCGAGGTATTTATGAATTTTTTAACATCATTAGAAAATTTTCCTTTAAGGAAACGTAGGACTGTCTCCTTCAGAGATAGCCCTATTCAGCCTTTTGGTGGATTCAAAGATGTTGTTGAAAGTAGTGTTGAGCGTCGACCAAACTTCGTCCTCACCGTTCCCATACGCATTGAAGGTCAACCGGATTCTATGACCATTACCCTGCTCAGCCGGCAATGTGATGAAGTCTGTCGGAGCGAGTTGGATATCGATAAGGGCATTGAAGAAATCGGGCCCTTCTACCTGCAAATACAGCGATGACATTCTCATCAGCCAGGTAGTAATTTTTTTGTTGCAGTTATATTGATATTCTCTTAGAAAAAATTCTATTCGACCATCAATTTTGTGGGTGAACTTAAATAACGAATCAGTATTCGCTATGACGCTCTCTCTCAACGCGCAATCATTGGTTTCAAGAGCTGAATCTGAACCATTTATCCATTTGAGGAACGCATAGAAGGTTAAAACAGCTTCTTTATCTTCATGAGGTTTAAAATCTTCAAGAACTTCAGTTATCAGTTCCGGATGATTAATGAAGTCTGAGTAGAATCCAGCCCTTTCCTCATAAGAAGTTTTTTCCCACGGATGAGATCGCCTGTCTTTTTCCAGATCCCTCAGAGGGTCAAAATTGATCAGCATACATTTCCTTGCCCAGAGTTAATCAGCCGTCCCTCCAGTGAATGACGGCCATGCTCCAAACATGACCGGGCTGAATACTCACCATATCTCTATCAGTAATTCAGCAACATCCTGATATTCGATCAGTCATCAACTTATGGCCGCCCTGTGCGGTCTTTTTTACAGGTGAAATATGCGACTTCTCCAAGGTGAAGCAATACAGGGTAGTAAGGGCGGCTCAGCAAAAGCGCACACGCCTGTAGAACAGCCAGATGACCTGCTGTCCACGGCGAAGCTGAAAATGCTGCTGGCCATTGCCGAAGGGGAGATCCAGGGAGACCTGACCGCTCAGCAGATTTTTCTGAATGACACGCCACTGGCGAACCAGGACGGCAGCTATAACTTTACCGGCGTAGTATGGGATTTTCGCCCTGGCTCACAGGATCAGACGTACATTCAGGGCATGCCGGAAATCGATAATGAGCTCGCGGTGGGTATTGAGGTAAAGCAAAACACGCCTTGGACGCGGCAACTCAGCAACCTTCAGCTTGATGCCGTGCGAATTAAACTGAGCCTGCCTGTTCAGGTGCTTTATAAAGATAATGGTGATCGAGTGGGGACCTCCACTGAGTATGCTATCGACCTGTCCACGGACGGCGCCGCGTGGCAGACGGTGGTAAACACCTCCTTCACCGGTAAGACAACATCCGAATATCAGCGCGATCACCGTATTAACCTACCCCGAGCAAACACCGGCTGGGCAGTGCGCGTGCGGCGCATCACACCGGATTCAACTTCGCAGAACCTGATTAACGCCTTCAAGGTGTTTTCTTACGCCGAGGTCATTGACAGTAAGTTGCGCTATCCGAATACAGCACTTCTCTTTGTTGAGGTGGATGCACAACAGTTTAATGGTGCCGCTCCCAAAGTCACTTGTAAGCCAAAAGGCCGAAAAATTCGTGTGCCGTCGAATTACAACCCGGCGACCCGTGAATATAGCGGTTCGTGGAACGGTGAGTTTGTCTGGGCATGGACGAACAACCCGGCATGGATATTTTATGATCTGGTGCTGAATAAGATTTTTGGTATGGGCAACCGTGTCGATGCCACAATGATCGACCGGTGGGAGTTATACGCCATCGCGCAATACTGCGACGAAAAAGTGTCCAACGGCGCAGGCGGTACCGAACCCCGCTTTACCTGCGACGTTTATATTCAGAGTCAGCAGGACGCCTATACCGTGCTCAAGGATATTGCGGCCATTTTCCGGGGGATCACCTTCTGGGGTAATAACGAAATCTTCGTCAATGCCGACGTGCCGCAGGTGGACGCAGACGGCAATGTTGACCCGGATTACGTTTATCATGCTTCTAACGTGATTAGCGGCCTGTTTACCCGCGCTGGCGGATCCTACAAAAACCGCTATTCGTCCTGTCAGGTCAGCTATTCAGACCAGCAAAACCATTACAGTGACACCGTTGAAACAGTGTATGACTCTGATCTGGTGGCGCGCTATGACGTACAGGAAATGCAGCTCACGGCAATTGGTTGCACCTCGCAGAGCGAGGCACACCGCCGCGGGCGCTGGGCGCTGTTGTCCAATGCGAAAGATGGCTCAATTTCGTTCGGGGTGGGACTAGACGGTCATATCCCGCTTCCTGCCTCCATCATCGGTGTGGCGGATCCGTTCTTTGCCGGAAAAGAAAACGGCGGCCGTATCAGTGCCATAGATGGCCGAAACGTCAAACTTGACCGGGCTATAGATTATAAAGCCGGTGATCGCCTGGTCATAAACCTCCCAGACGGTACCGGTCAGGTGCGGACCATTGGCAGCATCAGCGCAGATAAACGCACCGTCACCGTTAACACAAACTGGACGATTAATCCGGTCGCCGGCGGCGTATGGGCCATCGACAGTGACAGCCTGGCGATTCAGTACTACCGCGTCACGTCGGTGCTGGCCAATGATGACGGCACCTTTACGGTGTCAGGCATTGAGCACGATCCGACAAAGTACCGCTATATCGATGATGGTGTGCGCATTGACTCGCCACCGGTCACCGTGACGCCGGTGAATGTAATGAATGCGCCGCAAAACGTGGTAATCAGCGAAAGCAGCTATGTGTTTCAGGGGCTGACGGTAGCGAGCCTGAATGCGGCATGGGATAAGGTTGACGGTGCTATCCGCTATCAGGCGCAGTGGCGCAAGGACAACGGCGACTGGATAAACGTCAGCCAGACCAGTGCGCAAGGTTTTAGCGTGCAGGGAATTTACTCCGGCCTGTATGACGTGCGTGTGCAGGCTGTTAACGCCGGTGAGGTTTCATCACCGTGGGGTTATGCTGAATCTACAAACCTGACGGGTAAGGTCGGTAAACCCGGCACGCCGGTGAATCTGATTGCTTCAGAAAATGTGGTCTGGAATATCAACGTTCAGTGGGCTTTCCCGGCTGGCGCAGGAGACACGGCTTACACTGAAATTCAGGTGGCCACGACCGCTGACGGCATTAACCCGCAGTTTCTTGCAAACGTTCCTTATCCGGGAGTGAGCTATCAGCACGGGCCGATGCCTGCGGGCGTGCGTCGCTGGTACCGGGCGCGCCTTGTCGACCGTATCGGAAATACCGGTGACTGGACTGATCTTGTCGGCGGGGCGAGTAATGTGGACGCCGATGATATTCTCGGGACTGTCATTGAAGACTTCATGAATTCGGAAGATGGAAAGGTGCTTTTAGCGCCCTTGCAAACCAACCCGGAAGCCGTTTTGCAAAATGTGCTGGCAACTTACGATACGGTGAATCAGCAATGGGCTCAGTACGGAGGCAATAAGGCGGGGGTCATCCAGGCGCAAAAAGTGGCCGCCGATGCCGAAAGTTCTGTGGCTCAGCTTGAGACGGATTTGGTGGCTCAGTTTGCCGAAACAGAAGCTGCGCTTCAGGAGAAGTTTACCGCATACGCGGATGCCTCAGGCGGCTCAGCTATTTACACTCTGAAAACAGGTCTTAAATATGGTGGCGTAAATTATGACGCTGGCCTGTCTGTGGCGGTCACTATCAGTGGCTCAACGGTTGATACCCGTGTCGCTATCAACGCAGATAAATTTGTGATTGCCAGCGGCAGTGGCAATAACATTTATTCTCCTTTCACGGTGCAAAACGGCCAGGTATTTATCTCTCAAGGGTTTATCGGAAATGGCTGGATCAACAACGCGATGATAGGGGATTACATTCAGTCGAATAACTATGTGGCAGGTAGTGTTGGTTGGATGATCAATAAATCAGGAACATTTGAAGTTAATGGCACTGTCTCGGGTCAGGGAAGAATGCTAATTTCAAATAATCGGATAGTTTCTTACGATGAAAATGGAAATCCTGCAGCCGTTATGGGGCAAAAACTATGAGTATGGGATTTCAGGCTTTCATAAAAGGCACATCTTTCGATGTGCTAAACGCAATGTCATATAACTTCATCGCAGATATAGGAAACATATCCGGGTCAGGGAGTAAAACATACTCCCTTCCCGGATTTAATCTTTCAGCAGCATTAATGAATACTTTTTCATCTGTTGGTGTTGATGCAAGGAGCTACAACATCTCAGTAAGTGGACAGACTGTCTCATGGAATGTATCGAACGCCTGTAAAATGATGGTAACTGCGACTCCATCAGCTGGCGCGGGTAGTAGTCTATATTTTGGATTTACACTTTATGATTACTTAACGAATCCGCCAACCTTCAAGATAGCACCTGACTTTACCCCTTATAACCTTGTTCAGGTTATTGATCTTACCCCAGCATATAATCAAGTATTACAAACTAATATCCCAGCATCGGTGCCAATGGTAGCTTTTCATCGCGCGACCAATAATAGCTTTGACCATGTTTGGTGGACTGAAGGAACTCAAAACGGCTATTGGGCATTCACATTTCGTGGCAATACAGGCTTGAATGCTATGCAGCCTTGCCGCATTTATCTCTTTGCAAAGATATTAGTTAATGCTCCTAACTGGGGGTTCTTCCTATATAGAAATGGGAGCATAGTTTGGCATAATAACTGCTTGCCTTTGAAAATGAACATACTTAACGGGGGAACTATCACAGGGGGGGGGCCTCTTGCTGTAACAAATTCTGTTACTGGATGCTTATTCCAGCAATCTGATCCCGCATTTCCTGGTATAGGTACTCAGTGGTTTGAGTGTGCGAGTGCTGGGAGAGATTCGAACGGAATTTATTCTGCAACATCAAATGATAGGTATGCACAAAATCAGGTATCTGGGAGTGTCCGCCCCCCAACATGGGTGGCGGGGACGATAGGTTACATTGACACAACTTATTATGACCAGTATTACATCCAGTCTTTGGGTTATTGAGCCAGAGCATCACATTGTCGTGTATCCATAAAAGAGCCTTTGTTGTCCCACTGATAACCAAATGAACCGCCTGACAAGTAAGCAGGGTTAGATTTTGCATTGTGTATTTCGAATATTGGAATATCGACAATCATTCCTCCAACACGGGCCTGATTAAAACATATTGGTGGAGTGTTAGAGACGCAAGCACTCAAGATTATGACGGCAAAAATTAGCGATATGGCAATTATTTTTTTCATTATCATTTTCCTTTTGGGTATTTAATTATAAGAGCACTGATTCAATTTTTATTTAAATGAAATAATTCGATCATTATGATCAATTTAACAAATAATTGTGCTTACCTACTTGGTTGGTACTTAAGATATGCATTTTTATAAATCCGGAGATATCATGTCAGCAGGCACAATCGCATTAACTAACAATTCAGCAAATGTGACAGGTACCGGAACGGCCTTCACAACCGATTTAAAAGCGGGGGACTTCATTGTCGTTATTGTCGGTGGTGTGACCTACACGCTTGGCGTTAAAACGATAACCTCGGCAACAGCATTAACTCTGATAACTGCCTATGGTGGCCCGACGGCTACCGGTAACGCATGGACAGCGGTACCGAATGCGACATTAGTCGGCATTACTGCTCAAGTGGCAGCAGATGTGGCAAAAGCCATTCGCGGTTTGAATCTGGACAAGGCCAACTGGCAGCAAGTTTTCAACGGGACGGGGACCATAACTGTTACGTTGCCGGATGGCTCCACTTATACGGGGCCAGCCTGGAATGGTATTTCTGCAACTTTGGCAAAAGCCTACAATGACGGCGGAATTCTCAATGCAACCGTCACGCCGAACTCTCTTGGAAACACTGCCGACTTCAATATTTATTATCAGACGGCCAATGCTAACGCGATAATCGCGAACGGCTATCCAATTGGAAAAGCCGGGACATTGTTTGTGACCAAATCTGCGTATGGCTGCCAGCAGATGTATATCACTTTTCAGGGTGAGGCTTTTGTTCGTGGACTTACAGGCACCTTCAATCCAACAGCCCCGAATTGGTCCGACTGGTGGCCCATTTTCACAGGCAAGAGCACCATTCCTGTGGCAAATGGCGGTACAGGCGCAATCACTGTCGCAGCAGCTCCCTTCGCGCCCAAAGTATCACCAGCATTTTCCGGGAATGGGTCCATATCAGGAAATTTCACAGTCGGAGCACAGGTTTCAGCAGGTCCTGCGGGGTTTTATACTCAAGGATTAAACAACCCCGCTATACAGGGGGCATATATGGGGTGGAACGGTACGGGCATTGTTGGTGGAGCTGACTTTGTATGTAACCGTGGTCAGGGGAGTGGTGGTTTCCGCTTCCGTGTCGTAAATAGTAACAACACCGCCGTAATCACTGACTTCACAATGTTAGACAATGGGCAAGGCACTTCGTCCGCAGGATGGACCGCAGTGTCTGATATTGATGTAAAAATGCATGTCGAGGAGATAGACCCCGAGGAAGCTTTAACCGCGTTGACCTCATGGAGAACTTGTTCATGGGATTATTGCTCAGTGCCGAGTGAATATGACGAAGCCGGAAAAGTAATTTCGGTAACAAAGGGCGCTAAAGGTTTTGGTTTCATTGCGCAGGATGTCCAGAAAGATTGTCCTGATGCAGTCACATTGACTAAAAACCCGCAGCTTTATATCGACGAGGAAGGTGAGCTCTTCGCGAAAGAGGACACGCTATCGCTCAACACACTAGGGGTATCAGCCGCATATTCTGGTGCCGCTATTAAAGCATTAAAGAAACGCAATGAAGACCAGGCAGAACTTATCTCAGCTTTGTTGAAGCGTTTGGAAGCGGTCGAAACAAAGCTCGGGATCAAGAGCGAGTCAAGTTCGTAACTTTTTTTCCTTGCCGAACAGTGGCACCAAATTGCCCTATTTCAAGTCATCCTATGCTAGGCTCACGAAAACTACTTCGAGGTGCATATGATGACAGATGAAGAAGATTCGCTAATACGGCAGGAAATTGGTGAGGCAGTTATTACCGTACTTGAGGAAGGCAAGGTAGTAAGCGTGGAAACAATCATTACTCAGCTGGAGCAGAAGCAGCAAAAGGTGGTTCATCTGCATCACAAGGATAGGTTTTTGAAAGCTATCGACCTGCTGATAGGTAAATCATAAAAAAGCCCTCAAGAAGAGGGCAAGTGAATCATCACTAAATTTAGTTACATGGGGGAGGTTTATCCCCCAAGAAAGTTTAACATGCCAAATATATAGTAACGTAAAGTGACAAAAAAAGCCCGCGTTAGTAGCGGGCCATCAGTAGGTAATGTCATGGCCTTGGCAGGCTTGCTGATCTTATGTCAGCTAAACCAAGAGTAGTCTTAGTGCAGAAAATTACCAGTTTACAGACCCAAAAAATCCCACCCCAGTGTGCTGCAAATGCAATTATTCAGGATTAAACAGTGTGGAACGGCTATGACAAATACAGCCTGAGTAATATCTCAGATTTATATATCTATTCATGACGCCGAAGAACAAAAAAGCCTACGTTAACTACTGGCTATCAGAAGATAGGTATCCAAACCCTTGGTGAGCATATTGCTCTTTTTTCGGAGGATCATTTCTCAGGCATAATTTGGCACAAATTGTTAATATTTTTAAATTAAAACCACTTTTAACAAGATTCAATAAACCTGAAGATAATATTTTTTGCAGATCACTGAGAGGCTCTCATGGATAATTCCATTACAGTATATGGGGAAGCGTGCAGGTTGATTGGGGAGTGCTGTGTAATGCTTGCGCAGAGTGGGGAAGAAATCAGCCGAAGGCGAGTCGCATTGAGGCTCGAACGTGTTCAAGAATCGGCTATAACGATAACTGGTAAGCCAGATGATGCATTATGCAAGGCTATAGAATACCTGACAGGGTCATAGTTCTTGAGAAAAAAGCCCGCTCCAGGCGGGCGAATTACATCAGAAGTGTCCGGTAATGGACAACACATCACAATCTTAACGTGGGGAACGAGACTTCAATCAGGTAGTTAGTTACATATATTGGGCTGTATTTCGGTTTTAGGCGGTTGAATCAACAAAAAAAGCCCGAAATCGGGCTAAGTGGGTCATCAAATAATTTAGCTATGGAACGATACTTACATTTTTACGATATAGGAAACTGATTATAACGGTAACGTAATATTAGTTATTTAAGTAAAATAACCATGCTTAGTTAGCGCGTGATAACAGATTACAAGCACAAAAATCCTGATCAGTGGTCGGGTTAGATTCCATGTGTAAAAATGTTGCTTTGGTGATAGGCAGACATCAGGAGTTATTGGTTGACCGAAGCATAATTTCCAGCATATTGCGATAAATATCTGCTTTTACAACATCCTTCTCTATTTCCAGTTTTTGAATCAAACCAGCAATGATTTCTTTATTACTAACCCTTTTATGCATTGAAGCGAGTTCGGCAAAGAGCTGAGTGAATGTTTCTTTTTCACTCGGCACTCCTTCATTCATGGCTCGGAAGTAGTCATCGATCTGAACGACAGTATTGTTTTTTTGTTCCATGTTGTTGTCTCGATCAGTTTGTTAAGTTTTAAGAATTCTCCCTAAAAAAAAGCCCGCAGGGGAGCGGGCAAACAAACTACATGTTCTTCAAGGAAATTCATCCGTATCAGTAATTAAACTGACAAACCATTGTACTCTTTACCACATTAAGATTATGGATGGTTTTCAGAATCCCTGAATCAGTGAGTTCAACGTATAAGATCACTAATGTCAGGTAGATTCAGCGGTATTTGATGGGGTTTTTAGCATAGATAGGATTACTGACACAAAAAAACCTGAATCGCCACGGGTTTAACAGACACCTCAGAGTCATTTAATATGGCTTAAAGAGAGGTGCCCATGAGCGGTAAGCGTTATCCCGAAGAGTTTAAAATTGAAGCAGTCAAACAGGTTGTTGATCGTGGTTATTCTGTTTCCAGCGTTGCAACACGTCTCGATATCACCACCCACAGTCTTTACGCCTGGATAAAGAAGTACGGTCCGGATTCTTCCACTCATAAAGAACAGTCAGATGCTCAGGCCGAGATCCGCCGTCTCCAGAAAGAGCTGAAGCGGGTTACCGACGAACGGGACATATTAAAAAAAGCCGCGGCGTACTTCGCAAAGCTGTCCGACTGAGGTACGCCTTTATCCGTGACAACACCCGTTGCTGGCCTGTTCGCCTGCTCTGTCGGGTGCTGAATGTTCATCCCAGTGGCTTTTACGCCTGGCTTCAGCAGCCGCATTCACAACGCCATCAGGCAGACCTGAGACTGACAGGACAGATTAAACAGTTCTGGCTAGAATCGGGATGCGTCTATGGTTATCGCAAGATCCATCTGGATCTGCGGGACAGCGGGCAACAGTGCGGAGTCAACAGAGTCTGGCGACTGATGAAACGTGTCGGGATAAAGGCTCAGGTCGGATACCGGAGCCCGCGGGCACGTAAAGGCGAGGCAAGTATCGTGTCGCCCAACAGGCTCCAGCGATAGTTCAATCCGGATGCTCCGGATGAGCGTTGGGTAACGGACATAACCTATATCAGGACCCACGAAGGCTGGCTGTATCTGGCCGTGGTTGTTGATCTGTTCTCACGCAAAATTATCGGCTGGTCCATGCAATCCCGGATGACAAAGGACATTGTCCTGAACGCACTGCTGATGGCTGTATGGCGGCGTAATCCCCAAAAACAGGTGCTGGTTCATTCGGATCAGGGTAGTCAGTACACAAGCCATGAGTGGCAGTCGTTCCTGAAATCACACGGCCTTGAGGGCAGCATGAGTCGTCGCGGTAACTGCCACGATAATGCGGTTGCAGAAAGCTTTTTTCCAGTTGTTGAAACGCGAACGGATAAAGAAAAAGATCTACGGAACGCGGGAAGAAGCCCGCAGCGATATTTTTGATTACATCGAAATGTTTTATAACAGTAAGCGTCGGCATGGTTCTAGCGATCAGATGTCACCGACAGAATATGAAAACCAGTATTATCAACGGCTCGGAGGTGTCTAGATTATCCGTGGCGATTCAACGATCACTGGCGGTATAAATTTCATTTTCATTTTTGTTGATACTCTGACTTGTGAAAATAAAGAGTCCACATCCCTGTGACACAGCTCCACTATCTGCCAGACACCCATGAACTGACAGATGCTGTTTTTTACTGAAGCTTTAGCCTCTTACCATGGGATATTTCCGTCTATCATCGATGAGAACATTACAAGTAATACGAGAACTATCATTAGTGCTGGCACCAGTAAATATTTCATCGAAACTCCATGTAATGAATCAATCAAAAGACTTTTCATGATGTTAGTAAAAGGCTCATAATAACATCTTAGACCTAATCGGAGTTACCATAAATACTGGGGGAATATCAGGGGGAGGGATGTAGCAAACCGGTCAGTGCATTCAACCACGAGGCCTCTGATCGGTTGCTGTCATGACAGTGAAAGTATAATTTTGTGTGTTTTGGGTGTCAAGATGCGCCGACATCATCATTAATCAGGCTGAAACCAGTCATCTGTACTTTCCCACGTTTCCTGAAGTATTACTTCGATGGCTTCTTTATCGACAGTGCTCCCGCCGATAACGGACAGTCCATCCATGCCAGCCAGTCTGACAGTTGCCTCAGCGCCGGGATAAACACGCTGTAGCCGTTTGTTGAACTCAATGGCTAAAGCAGATAGAGCGCCAGCAGGTAATTTTTTTGTTTTATCTACAGTAATTTCAACACGCATAATCAGCTCCTTAGTCAACCGCCAGCCAGTTACCTGCATCATCAAACATCTATTCCACTATTCCGGCCAGAATAGCTTTTTGTGCTTTGCTGGCATCAGTGTTGATGCTGCTGAGCGTCACCATTGGCTTTACCTTCACGTCAGCATCAGGGAAGGTGTTATGTACACGCTTGGTCAGTTCAGTCAGGATCAGCGCATTGGCATTCGGCACACCGGCCATATTTCTTTTGTTGTACATCAGCTTAACAAGCAT